CTGCACGTGCGAGGCCAAAGGCTGGTACGGGCGCGGGCACACGTTCGGATGCGCCATGGGCGACGCCCGCACAGCCCTCGGAAGCGCCGCCATGCGGCGGTGTCGAAGGGCTAGCGCAGTCCTCTCCTCAGGGCATTCTGGCGCCTGATCTTGCGCGCCCTCGCGCGTCTCTCCAGCGTGCGCCTGCGCAGTTCGGTAGGCGTCATATTCCGCAGACTCCGCCCTTCCCGGATATGTCGCACACGTCGACCTCGTCGAAGACGACGCCCTTGTGCGCCTTCGCCTCCTCGTACGGCACCTCCGTCAGGGGCTGCCCGCCGCGCGAGCCATCCGGGTAGCAGGTGAACCCGCGCAGCCTCGGCGCGTACTTCGCGAGCACCTTGGCAAACTCCCTCACGCTGTCCTCGCTGTTCCCCTCCGTACCCCACGTCGGCAGGTTGATCGTGGACGAGATCGCCATGTCCACGTAGTCCTGCACGTCGGCCTGGAACTTCACGCGGCGCTCGAAGTCGCCCGCCAGCTTCAGCGCGGTGTCGATCTTCTCCGGCTTCGTGCCCGTCTCCCTCACGATGTGGTCGGCGGTGGCGTCGACGACGAACTCGTAGCGCCAGCGCGTGCCCTCGGTCAGGTAGCGACGCTTGTACGCCACGGCGAACAGGGGCTCGATGCCGGTGGTTGTGGAGGCCAGGATGCCGATCGTGCCGGTCGGCGCGATGGCGCGGTAGGCCTTCGGGTGCGACAGGAAGAAGCGGTCGCAGTGCTCGTCGGCCGCGCGCTTGGACTCGTCGCGGTAGACGGCCAGCCACTTCTTGAGCTCGGGGGTCACCTCGTAGCTCGCCTCGCGGCGCAGGAGCCACTCGTGGATCCCCATGAGCCCCAGGCCCAGGCGTCTGTTCCTCTCCCTCACCTGGTACACCTTCTCGTAGGGCAGGTCTGCCCTCATCGTCCCGCACACCAGGAACTTCGACGCGAGGGCGACGACGTCCTTGAACTCCTCGAGCGACTCGATCACCCCCAGGTTCACAGACCCCAGGTTGCACACGTCGGAGTCGTCCTCCGAGGTGACCTCCGTGCAGGCGTTCCTCAGCGTCTCGTTCTGCTTCGAGCCGAAGTTGAAGCTGAAGCCTGGCTCCCCCGTTGACATGGCCTGCTTGCAGTTGGCCAGAAACGTGGGCTCGGCCGCGTTGAAGCCCCACGCGTCGTCGTAGTTCACCGAGATGTTCGTCATGTCGAGCGGCGCCGGGAAGTTGAAGTCCTGCTTCTTCGCCTCCGCTATGTGGCTCTTCCAGTTCTTCGCCTGCAGGAAGAGCGGGATGTCCTCGTGCCTCCAGTTCAGCGAGGCGTAGATCGCGCTCCTGCGCGAGCCCCCCTGCATCACGTTCCTGCCGATCTCGTTGACCGCGTGCATGAGCGGGATGGGCCCCGAGGCCTTGCCCCCCGTGCGCGAGAGCACCTTGCCGGCCGCGCGCAGGCGCGAGTAGTCCACGCCGATGCCGCCGCCCGTCATCAGGCAGCTCATCGAGCGCCAGGCGATGCTGGCCCACTCCTCGCGCGTGTCCTCCTCCGCCCTCAGCAGGTAGCAGTTGTTGTAGAACTTCGCCGGGCGCCCCGCGTAGTACAGGTAGCGGCCGCCGGGCATGAACTTCATCTGCTTGATGTACTCGGCGAGGCGCCTGCGGTCGTCGTCGGCCATCAGCTTGGGGGAGCCGCCGCACACGCTCTCCACCACGCGCTCGGCGAGCGCGTCCCAGGTGTCGTTCGGCCCCTGGGCGTACTTGGTGCGGAAGATGTTGGCAGCAAAGGTGGTCCTGAAGCGCTGGAGCTCCATTTTTCGATCTCTCCTTGTTGTGGTGCTACGAGCTGCGGAGGCCTCGGCCCCTGCCGAGTACCCTGTTCGCCTTCGCGAATATAGCGGCGTGCTGCGACTTCGTCAAGTTGCCGCGGTGAAGCTGCTGGGTCGCCCGCGCCTTCGCGTTCGCGGCGTGCGAGCGGTCGGGCATGGGGTACTTCCTCTGGCCCGGCAGGCCGAAGGTGCCGGAGCGGAGCCCGCGGCGCCGGGCGGCGGTGAGGACTGCCATGCTACCCCCGCACCCCGTCGCTGCGGTAGATGCGGATCGGGCTCTCCTCGTCTCGCCTGGGCACCGTCGGGTTGATGCTGCGCAGCGTGCCCTGCTGCACGGGCACCTGCGGTGCGCGCCACGCCTCGACGGCGGCCGGGGTGGGTAGGCCGGGGATGGCGCCGGTCGCGGGCGCCCTGAGCTCCTGCTCCGTCATGGGCGCCGGCTGCGGGGCCGCCGCGGGAGCGGGCGGCTGGGCGCCCTGCAGGCGCTGGGTCTGCATGAGCATCTCCTCGCGCGCGGCGTCCAGCGCCTGCTGGCGCTCGTCCAGCGCCGTGCCGGGGCTGAGCCTCGCCGGCGTGGCGCCCTCCGGCACCCGCGCGGTGCCGCGCAGCCCGAAGAGCCCCTTCACGTCCTCCCAAATTCCGTCTGCCATGGTGGTGCCCCCTATCGTATGCCCAGGCCCGGGAGGGGCGGGATCGCCCTCAGGACCTGCGAGTTCATGTCGCCGCCGCCCACCGCCTCGCGCAGCAGCTGCGACATCTGCTGCACCGTGGGGCCGCCCAGGGTCTCGAGGGACACCACGGCGCCCATGTCCGCGCCGCGGTCCAGGGCCGAGACGGCGTACTCCCCTGGTCCCATTATACCCGCTCGCTGCACCCCGTTCCACAGCCAGTCCCGCGCCGTCCACCGCTCGAAGCGCTCGTCGTCGGAGCCCCCCGGCGTGACCAGGGCGCGCATCATGTCCGAGGCCACCATGAACGGCACGTAGCTCGCCAGGGCCAGGACCGGGCGGTAGTTGCCGTGGCTCACCTCGGTGATCACGCGCGACGTGATGGTCTTCTGGAAGCTGTAGGTGAACTGCTTCAGGTGGCCGACGAGCATGAAGCGCGGGTCGCTCATCCACATCGGACGGATGCCCGCGTGGGGGCGCAGCACCGCGCTGTCCACCCAGCGGTTCACTGCGTCGACGACCGCGGGGGTGAGCTCGATGCCCCCGTCGGGGGTGATCGTCACCTCGTCGGGGTCCAGGTTGAGCTCGGCGAAGTAGCGCTCCGAGTGCTCGTTGGGGCGCAGCTTGTGGCGGATGATGAAGTCGCGCGCCGCGGCGGCGGCCGCCACGCGCATGGACTGGTTCCAGCTCTCCATGCCGTTCAGCTGGAAGAGCTTGCGGTTGAGCCACTGCTGCCAGGCGCCGGCGTAGTTCGCCCCGTACATCTCGGCGACCATGTGCTGGTCGTGGGACTCGGTGATGACCCCGACCAGCCGCGCGAAGGCGCGGTCGGCGTCCTGGCGGTCGGACACGAGCTCGCGGATGCCGCGCGCGAAGGCCTTGATGGCCTGGGTGGCCTCGCCGCTGCGCACCGTGATGCCGATGGGGTCAACCAGCGAGGAGAACAGCGCGAGCGGCAGCAGGCGGATGTTCTGGTAGGCCACCACGCCGCCGAAGAAGCCGCGCAGCCCGGGGTCGATGTGGTTGCCCAGCGAGCCCTCCATGGCGCGCACGGCCTTCGTGAAGTCCTGCACCTGCTCCGGCGTGGCGCCCTCCTTCACGGCCTGGGCCACGGCCTGCTCGATGCCCTGGCCCTGGTTGCCGAAGCGCTTGGTGTACTCCGCGCGCTGCACGGCGTGGCCGATGTAGGTGTCCAGCAGGCGCGCCAGGTCGTTCACGAGGAACTGCTCCAGCTGCGCGTCGGTGAGCTCCACCGCGCGGCGCAGGGTCTCGGGCGCGAAGGGCGTGAGACCGGCGGTGTAGTCGGTCTCCCCCGACGGGGAGTGGTCGTCGTGCAGCATGGACTTGACGAACTGCTTCGCGCGGAACTCGCCGTAGCCGTTGTCCATCAGCAGCTTCACGAGCTCGTCGCGGCGCGCGGCCACCTGCTCGCGGTCGTACACGCGGGGCACGTAGTTCTGCACCTTGCGCAGGTCGTGCTCCTTGTAGGCCTTCGACTCCTCGTCCCACACGACGGCCTTCACGCCGCTGCGGTTCATGTAGTTGTAGATGTCGTCCAGCAGGCCGCGCAGCTGCCCCACGGCCTGGCGCTCGTCGGCGGAGAGGTCGGTCGCCTGCCCGCGCAGGGCGCGCAGCACCGCCGCGCGGCTCGACTCGGACAGGCCGCCGATGGCCTGGTGCAGGCGCGTGCGGTACTGGTTGCGCCTGACGTGCTTCGCCTGCAGGAGGCCCGGCTCCTTGCCCGGCACGTCCTGCGGGACGAAGAACTTGTCGGCCGCCTCCGTGAACGCCGGGATGTTCATGTCCGCCACGTAGCCGTGGGCGGTGGCGAACACCTGGCTGCCGAAGCGCCCGATGCCCGCGAGCCACGCCGGCGGCTCGCGGTTGCTCAGCCAGCGGTCGGAGGCCCGCGCCAGCGTGGAGCGGTCGGCGTACTTGCCGGAGTGGAAGTCGGTGAGCATCAGCTCGGCTCGCTCCAGGAGGAACGGGTCCGCGCCCGTGCCGAAGATCGCCTGCGCCACCTTGCGCAGCATCAGCCTGATTGACTTGAACACGCCGTCGGCGCGGGGACCGAGCTCCAGCTGCCCCGTGGCCCAGAACTGATACATGTAGGCGGCTCGCTCCTCGGGGTCCGCCAGCTGGCGCAGGGCCGCGGGCTCGTCGCGCAGGAGGTGCTGCAGGCGCTGCACGATCTGCGGGCTGCCGGCCGCGGCCATCAGGGTGCTGGCGGCCTTCGGGTTCGCCGTGCGCAGGCGCGAGATCAGGGCGTGCATGCCCTCGTGGGCGCCCACCGACATCGGGTCGGCCGCACGCAGCGCTACCATGATCGCCTCCACGCCGTCGACCTTCGAGAAGGTGCCGGCCTTGTCGGCCTCCTTGATGATGATCTCGAAGTCGCCGCCGAGGATGTAGCGCAGGTAGGCCTCGAGCCTCTCGCGGGTCTGCTCGCTCATGGGCTCGGTCCCGAGGTTCGCCTCGGAGAGCTTCGACTCGCGGGCGGTGTCCCTCGCCATGGCCGCCAGCGCGTCGCGCGTGGCGCGCTCCTCGATGGCGAGCGCCTTCGGGTGCATCAGGTCGATGGTGCCGTCCGCCTTCCTCGGGTAGCCCGCCACGTCGCCGTGATCGGCGTGGCTGCGCTCGTGCAGCACCAGGAAGCGCACGAACTCGCGGGCGTTCGGGAAGAGCTTCTTCATCTTGGCCTGGGTCAGCTTCAGGCGCTTGGCGACCTCGGCCTTCTGCTTGGAGGACGGGGTGTCCTGCTTGCCCAGGAAGTAGGGGAAGCCCGCGGCGTGCTCGGCGCGGGCCGCGTCCATGTCCACCGTCACGTTGCCCTGGCGGTCCACCTTGGCCAGCGCGCCGTACATGTCGCGCACCGTCTTCGGGTCGCGGGTGTAGATCGTCACCGGGCCGCCGGTGGTGCCCCCCGGACCCGCCGGGCGGGGCAGGCCCTGCGTGGGCAAGCCGGTGGTCTCTTCAGTCGTGCGCACTCCCGCGGGGTCCATCTCGCGTATGCGGCCGGTGCCGCGCGCCGTCACGTCGGCGACGGAGGCCTCGAAGTCGGGCTCGACGGCCGCGCGCTGGGCGAGCTCCGACGTCTCCAGTGCCTGCTGGGTAGCGGGGTCGGCGACGACGCCGAACTCTCGGTTCATCTCGAAGATGGGCGCGTCGCCCTCGCGCTCGCGGCGGGCGATCTCGGCGTTGATGTCGTCCCTCGCCTGCGCCAGGCGCGAGGCGAAGTCGCCATCCTTCGCCTCGGTGCCCTCCACCAGCGGCAGGATGTCCTCCCTGATCTGGTCGATCGTCTCCGCGTGCCTCGCGGCGATCACCGCGTCGGTGGTCACCATCTGCTTGATGCGCTCCGCCGCGGTGAGCGTGGGCCGCTTCACCTCGCCCCAGGTGTACCACGTGCCGCCCACCTTCGCGACCTTCATGTCGTCGGGGAAGTTCCAGCGGCCGGCCTGCTCGGTGCCGGGGGCGAAGCGGACCATATTGGGGTCGTTCACCAGGCGCACCAGCGCCTCGTTGACCAGGGCGCGCACGTAGCGCTGGGTGTTCTTCCTGCCCTGGTAGTTGAAGGTGCGCGCGGTCTCCGCCACCAGGTTCGGGATGCTGACCGGCAGCGTCACGTTGCGGTCGGGCTTCTCGAGGTCCTTCATCACCACGGAGATCACGCTGTTCTCGAACCCGCCCTTCTTCGACTTCTCGCGGATGCGCCCGCGCTCCTCGGCGTCGAAGCCCACGTCGGAGGCGTCGCGGTCCTCCGCCACGATGGTGTAGCGCCCGGTCTGGCGCTCCAGGGTCTCGCCGGTCTCAGGGTCGACGGTCTCCACTACCTCGGGCACGGCGCGGAAGCGCACCACCTTCGGGTCGTAGTCGTTCCTGATGGCCTCGAGCCGCGCGGGCAGGTCCGCGAGCGAGACGGGAGTCTGCAGGCGCTGGTCGCGGTAGGGCCCGCGCTCTTCGGCGGGCGCGGCATCCGCGTCGGACTCCTGCACCTCGCCCAGGTCCTCCCACTCGCGCGTGACGTTCTGGCGCTCCGCCTCGAAGGCCTCCAGCACGCGGTTGCGGTTCGCGCCGAAGGCGTCGTCCAGCAGGGGCTGCAGCTCGCTCCAGTTCGTGTCGCTCTCCACGGCGCGCTGCAGGCGGGAGGTGAGCTCTCGGATCACCTCGGGTGCGGCGTCGGAGGTGGCCCACTTGTCGGTCAGGCTGCCGGCGACGACCTGCTCCAGCCTCGAGAGGGGCTCGCGGCGGCGCTCCTGGACGCGGGCGACCTCGGCCCCCACGTTCTGGCGGGGCAGCGGCGCGCCGGGCTCCTTGCGCAGGATCGTGGCCACCTCGTCGATGATCGGCCCCGCCTGGTCGCCCATCAGGTCCAGGTAGCTGCGCGGCAGGGTGCGGCGCGACGCGGCGCCGTGCACATGCCGCACGAAGTACTTGACGTCGTCGGCCAGCTGGCTGCGCTGGCGCGGGGTGAGGCCCGAGAGGTCTACCTTGTCGGCGATGGCCTTGTAGATGGCCATGTCCGCGGCGGTGCGCACGTCGCTGCGCTTCTCGCCCTCGGGGCGCATGCCCTTGGTGTCCTCGGCGAACTTCGCGGCCGCAGGGCGCTGCGTGGCGCGCATGTGATCGGCGCGCACCGCGCGGGCGAACTCGTCGCGCACCTCGGGGTCGCGCTCGAACTCCGCGAACTGCTTCCACTTCTCGGGGTCGCGCGACATGGTGCGCTGCAGCGTGCGGTGGGTCTGTACGTCGCGCTCGTCGATCCAGTCCGCCTGCAGGGCCGGGTCGTCGGGGATGCCGCTCAGGTCGTCGGGGTCGGCCGGCACCTCGGCGGGGCCCGCCAGGTCCTGGAACTCAGCCCTCGTGCCGGGCGTCTCCGCCTCGGCCTGCTGCACGGGCTGGGGCAGGCGCCGCGCCACGTCGGCCAGGCTCTCGCCGGCCTTCGAGGTCAGGGCCACGCCGCCTCCGAAGGCGCCGCCGAGCACCAAGCCCATGAGCGCGGCGTTGATCATCTCGGGGGTGTCCTCGGCCGTCTCGCGCCCCGGCTCGATGGCCGTGTGGAACGCCTGGCCGATGCCCTCCTGCGCCGCCTCGGTCGCCGCCTCGGTCGCCATGCCGCCGGCGACGGTCGGGAGCACGCGGGTGGGAGCCGCGGCCCCGCGCAGTGAGCGCGCGACGCGCGAGGCGCCGGCGACGGGCAGGACCACGTCGAGCGCCGCGGAGGTGGCGCCCTTGCCGAGCACGTTGGCGAGGCGCTCCTGAGGGGTGCCGACGTCGCGGCCGATGCGCAGGGCCTGCTCGCCCGCCTCCGGCACGAACGACGCCGGGTAGGCCCCGGCGATCGAGCCGCGCAGGCCGCCCAGGCGCGCGCCGACGCCCGCGCCCGCCACCGCGGGGAGCATGAAGCCGGCCGCCTGCCCCATCATGCCGGCGACGAAGTCCGCGGTGTCGGTGAGGTCCTTCACCGCGCGGTAGTCGCGCACGCGGGGGCCGACGGCGTCGGCGAACCTCACGTACTCGTCCGCCTCCTGGAAGCGCTCGTTGGCGAACTCGGTGAGGCCCATCGAGTCGCCCACCGCGCCGGCGAGGCCGAGCGTGGTGGCGGCCAGGGAGTTGACGCTCGAGCGCAGCCCCTTGCGGAACTCGCCCGCCGTGGCCTTGGTCGCTCGGATGTCCTGCTCTATGGGGTCGGCCCCCGGGGGGATCGGGAGCTCCGCAGTGGCGCCCGCCGTCGGGACGGGAAGCTCCGCGGTCGCCCCGGTGCCTACGATCTCGGCCACTGGGTTACTCCCTCACGGGCAGGTTGTCGATGATGTCGAGAACCTCGGCGTCCACCGGGTCGTTGGGGGACAGCAGGTTGAAGCCGCCGCCGGCGTAGTCGCCGGCAGACACGGTCTCGCCGCTGCCCAGGATCAGGCGCCCGTCCTTGGTCTTCGCCACGGGGAGGTATCGTACCACGTTTCGGCTGTCGAAGCGCTTGGCGCCGATGTAGTCGCGGATGCTCTTGAGCACGCCCTCGCGCGCGTTCTTCAGCCTGTCGCGCAGCTCGACGGCCAGCGACACCTGGTTGAACTGCGTCTGGTCGAGGTCGTCCAGCTGGCGGCGGCGGCCGTCGTCCCACTTGATGTCAGCGGCGGTGAACTCCAGGTCGCGGCGAAGGTCCGCAGCCCTCTTGCTGACCGCCTGCTCGCGCTGCTTCGGGTCGACCGCGCTCTCGCCGAACACGCCGCTCTTGACGGTCGGCTCCGCGCCCTCGGCGATCGCCTGGATGCGCTCCTTGATCAGCGAGCGGTTCGACTCGCGCGTGGCGCGCTCCGCGCCGGCCCGCGCAGTGCGCACCTGGGCGGCGCGGATCAGCTGGTCGGTCTGCTTGTTCTGCTGCTCCGCCTCGAAGCGCTTTCCGGCGGCGAGCGTGCCCGCGCGGACCATGTTGCCGAACACGCCGAGATCCTGCGCCGCGGGGCGCACCACCTCGGGCTGCACGGGGGCGCTGCGCACGGCGACGGGCTGCCCACCGGAGCGCTGGAACGCACCGGTGCCCTCGGCGGGCACGGCGGTGCCGCGGATCAGCCCGGCGGCGTCGATGGGCGCCTGCGCGGCGCCAGGCTGCGGCCTGGTCGCCGGGAGCTGGTCGCCAGGCTGCGGCCTGGTCGCCGGAGCCACCTCGGGTTGCACGGGGGCGCTGCGGGGCGCGGCATCCTGTCCCTCTCGCGGGAGCAGGTAGGTACCGAGGTCACTCTGCACGCGGCGGCGCAGACCGCCGGAGAGGTCCGTGTCCATGCCGGCCATACCGGCCACGAAGTCGATGGTCTTGGCGCCGCCGGACAGCACGTCGAGGCCGGTCTCCACGGCCTGGCGACTGAGCTTACCGCCGATCGTCTCGTCCGGCTCGGGCTGGATCTTGTAGTCGCCGAAGCCCGACACTACGCCGGCGCCCACGGTGAGCGGGTTGATCGCGACGCCTCGGGCGGCACGCAGCGCGGGGCCAGTGGAGCGCACGGCGCGGGCGGCCGCACGCCCGAAGCGCTCTGCGCGGGGAAGCGTAGGTTTGGGCGCAGCCGCGGGCGCAGCCGCAGCGGCGCGCTGCGCCTGGAAGTCGGCGTAGTTCACGCGGGGTTTCGGCTCGGGCACCGCCGGGGCCGAGCCTCGCAGTCCCTGCCATGCGGCGGTGCCGCGCCTCTTCACCTCGTCAAGCCAGTTCGCCATCTTACGCCTCCTCCTTGCTCGTCACGCCCAGCGACGAGAGGTTCCCGCCCAGCGCGGTCAGCAGGTTCATGAGCATTCCCGCCACCCCTTGGTTCACCGTCTGCGTGAGCAGGGCCTGCGCCTTCATGCGCTCGAGGTTGAACGCCGCCTCGGCGCGGCGAGACTCCACCACGGTCGTGTGCCCCGCCAGGTTCAGCTTCTGCGTCTCCAGGTACGTCTGGTTGGCGTTCTCGAGCGACGCGGCGAAGGCCCTCACGGCCTCCACGTAGCCGCGGTACGTGTCGGTCTTGCCGCGCGCCTCGCCGAGCAGCGCGTCGAGCTGCGCCGCGAACGAGCGCAGCTGCGCCTCGTAGATCTGCTGCTGCGCCGTGTACTCCTGCATCAGGGTCTGGTTGCTGTCCAGCTGAATCTGCGAACGGGTGCGCACGCCGGCGAGGCGGGCGTTGTGCGCGTCGATCTGCGACTTGTAGAGGTCGACCTCCGCCAGGCTGCCGGCCAGCTGCGCGCGGTACATGCCGAACTCGGACTCCTTCGCGCGCACGCGCTCGGAGAAGATCTGGAGCTCGGTGCGGAACACGTCCAGCTTCTGCTGCTGCACCTGCATGCGGATCGTGGCGGCCTGCAGCTGGGACTTGTACAGGTCGACCACCGTCTGGATGCCCTGCAGTTGCACGCGATACTGCTCCACCTTCGCCATGTTGAAGTTGACGCGCAGGCGCTCGGCCTCGATCTGCGCCTTGAACACCTCCGCCTTCGACAGCTCGGCGCGGATGCGCGTCTCGAACACCTGCGCGGCGGTGCGGTAGGCCTCGAGGCGCGCGTTGAACTGCGCCACGGCCGCCTGGAAGTACGCCAGCGCGTAGTCGCCCGTCGCCTTGGCGACGTTCAGGGCGCGCTCCTGCACCGAGTTGTACAGCGCGATGGCGGTGCGCTCGTACTCCTGCACCTGCTGGATGGTGAACCTGCGGCCCTCGACGTAGAGGTCCGCACGCTTCTCGGAGATGGCGCGGTTCGCCTCGCTGAGCGCGGCCTGGTACTTGTGCCGCGCCCTGCGCAGGGCGGCCTGCAACGCGCCGGTGGGCATCGGGAACGAGGTGCCGGCGGCGGAGCGCAGGATACCGTCGACCTCCTCCCGTGCCTGCTGAGCCGCGCGGTCGCGGGCGCGGCCCCACAGCGCGTCCTCGACGTGGGCCTCGATGCCGTAGGTACCGACGGTGAGGTCCTCCAGCAGCTTCGCGACGAGCGGGTCGCGCAGGCTCGAGGCGTAGCCGGGGTCGACATAGTCGAACTCGTTCGTCGGCGCCGAGATCAGGAACTGGGGGGCCTCCTCGTCGAACGAGGGCGCCGCGAACGAGGGCGGCTGCGGCAGGTTCAGGTCCTCGAAGCTGGGCACCGCGGGGAGCATGAGCGAGGGCGAGTCCGGAAGGGCGGGCTCCTCCAGGGAGGGCGCGCTCGTGGGCGCGGCGCCCACGTCGGCGTCGGGCGCCGTCGGCAGCGTGATCGTCGGCGCGGTGGCGTCGAGGTCGGGCACGTCCGCGGACACCGCGGCGAGGTCGGGCGCGTCCGGGACGGCGAGCGCAGCCAGCTGGTCGATCTTCGCGCGCAGGTGCGCCCAGTTCAGCTGCGCGCTGTCGGAGGACACGTCCTGCAGCGCGGGTACGGCCGGGCGAAACGGCGGCATCGCGTTGCCATACGTCAGATTGGCCAGGTCCCCGTCCTCGAGGAAGTTGGTGCTCTCGTTCAGGTTGACGATCGTGGTCAGCAGCTCGGAGGCAGCGTTGGCAACCGTGGCTGCGAACTGCCCGGTGTAGGTGGCCAGCCCCGTGGCAGTCGCGGTCGGGCCGGAGGGCGGGTTGAGGTTGATGGAAATCGCCACTAGCCTACTCTCCGCGTCGTGTCGGGCATGGTCATCTGCAGCGAGTCGGCCTCAAAGCGCCCGGTGCCCTTGAGCTCGACCTTGTAGTACCGCGAGCGCAGCCCCTTGCCGGGGTGCACGCGCACCTGGTGCAGCGCGTTGGGGCGGACGTCCTCCAGCCGGTAGGTGTACTTCACCAGGCCGTCGGTCCACACGCCCACGTCGATGGGGTTGGCGTAGCGCAGCCCCAGGAGCACCTCCGTCAGGCGCTTGAGGTTCGCGCGCTTGTCGTCGGTCGCCCCGGTGCGCAGCGTCCACTCCACCGCCTCGTCGCCGCCGGCCGTGTCGTACAGACCGGATGCGCTGGCGAAGAGACATCTACCATTATACACCGCGAAGCTGTTCGCCAGGTACCCGGCGTAGCGGGTGACCGCGCCGGTGCGCGTGTTCACCACCCACGTGCCGGTGGGGCCGACGACGGCCACCTCGGAGGTGCCCGCGGCGACCAGGATCGGGAAGGCCGCCGCGCCGGAGGCGATGGACTCCTGTATCGACAGGCCGCTCGCGACGAGCTCCTCGAGGCTCGGCGCGGCCTCGGCGACGCCGCCGTTGAGAGCTGCGCCCTCGGCCCGCAGGCGACGCAGCGCGCCGGACCCGTCGATCGTGTAGCCGACCTCCACCACGCCGGAGGCAGTGAGGGGGCGCACGGACGTCGCGCCGTGTGAGACACCCTCGGCCAGGGACTCTCCGGCCGCGCGCAGGCGGCGCAGCTGCGGCGCCCCCTGGGCCAGCGAGCCGGCGACGGCCGCGCCGGAGGCGGCGAGAACCGAGAGCGCCGGGCGGTCGTCCGGAACCAGCCAGCCCTGCGCCGTGAGGCGCGCAAGCACGCCGTCTCCGCTAGACACCTGGTACGGCTCGTTCGCACCGGCGGCGGTCAGCCTCGCGAGCCTCGCGCTTCCGGCGGCGGCGGTGGCGGCGTCGCCCTCGCCCGCGGCGGTCAGCTCCTCGAAGGTCCCCGCCCCATAGTTGGACTCGAACTCCACGGGCGAGGACACGCCGACCTCGATGGCGACGTCCGCGGGCTGCAGGGCCGAGCCGGCGGACACGGGCGACGCGACGCCCACCTCTACGGCGACGTCGGACTCGCGCACCGCGGACTGGAAGGCCACGGGGGACTCCACGCCGACCTCGATGGCGGTGTCGGTGCCCTCCTGACCGAGCGTGAACGAGTGCGCGGCCCCCACGCCGACCTCGATGGCGGTGTCGGAGTCGCGCACGGCGGACGTGAACACGTCGGGCGAGTCGACGCCGACCTCGATGGCGACGTCCCCGTCGATCACGGTGGCAGTGTCGAGGAAGTTGGGGAACGCCTCCGTGGCCAGGCTGTACGACTCCCCCGTGTATCGAGCCACGCCCTTGGTGATGCGCACCTCGTCCAGGTAGCCGTTTGCACCGGTATTAGCGCCACCGACGTACAGCGACGACGTGTTGTTGTACGGGTTGGTCGAGCTCGTGAACTCGAATACCTTGGTGCCCTCGCGGTACCCTCGCCACGTGTTACCCGAGCGCGCGACCGCAAAACGGATCCACGTGTCCGTGACAGCCGAGCCTAGGCTAACGGCGTCGGCGATGTTGTGCGAGCCGGTCAGGGAAGAAGCGAAGAACGATACAGCGTTGTTGATTACCTTGATGCCGTAGGACAGCGCGGCGACCGTGTCCGTGTTTTTGGACAGGAGCGTGCGGAAATTGCCCGCGTCCGCCCCTAGCGAGCGGTAGGCCAGCTCGATCGTGAAGTCGCCCGGAAGCTCCAGCGACTCGTGGTCTGCCGCGGTGAGCTCGTCCGAGTTGGTGTCGAACAGGCCGGACGCGGTGCCGAACAGCTTCTGCTCGGTCTCCGTCGTGGGGGACCCAACGCGAGTGAGCGTGTGCCCGATCGGGCCGTCGTCGACGAACGTGCTCCCGCCGTCACTTCCGTCGAAGTGAAGCAGCAGGGATACGTTGTTGTAATGGACGTCGCCGGCCATCCTCAGCCCCCCGTGGCGCCGTTACCGGCGGCGCCCACCGTTACACCTCTTTGCTGAGGGTGACCGTCGGGGTGATGCGCAAGATGTCGCCGTTGTTCTCGGCCGTGTAGGACGACGCGAAGCGCTCCGCGAAGAGCACCGTGTTGTCCTCGTCCACGATGTAGTACCCGTAGATGATGGTCGCACCGCCGGTGCCGTCGAACGTCCACGACTGCTGCGGGTAGGTCGCCTCGGCCTCGTTCGAGCCGTTCTGCGCGACCGTCCACGACGTGGCCGTGAGCGTCTTCGCCGCGTAGCCCTGCGTCGACATCTCCGTGAACGCGGCGTTGTTCGAGCCGTCGACCGGGGTGTAGTCGTTGACGAAGAGCTTCAGCGTGAGGTTGTGCGTGGTCGGCGTGATGTCGCCGAGCGCGCGCTGGAGCAGCTTGTTCTCGCCTTCGGTGGGTACGATGCCGGCCATGAGAGCCCTCCGTTAGGCGGTCGGGAACGTGATTGCGAAGCTCTGGATCGTCTGGACCGCGGCGAGCGCAAGCAGCGTCGGGTTCATGGTGAGCTCCGCGCCGCTCGTCGCAACCGCGCCGTCCAGGCGGATGATCGCCTCGGACGAGTCGAGCGTGCCCGGGTCGGTGACGGCGGACTCGAATCGGAACCACCCCGCCGTGCCGCCCGCCACCGCGGTGCCGCGCCAGGTCTGGCTGGGGTCCTTCACGAGGACGTTCGCGTCCGCGTCGCCCCACAGCAGGCCGTTCGCGGCATTGACGCCGGCGACCGCGGAGCCGATGTTGACGTCCGTCGAGCCGAGGGTCGTGGTCGAGGACACCACCGCGAAGCCGTTGACCAGCGTGCCCAGGCCGTACTTGGCCGTCAAGGTCAGGATGCCGGCGTTCGAGGAGGCCACGAACAGCTGGTTCTTCGGGTTGTTGTTGATGTTCGCCGCGACGTTCGCGACCGTGGTCGCGAGGTCGGTCTCGAACGCCTCCGCGCCGCTCATGATCTCGTAGCCGTCCACCGTGATGCCGTCGACCGAGCCCGAGGACCCGGTGAACGTCACCGTGCCCGTCGCGCGCACCTCGCGCGTCACGGCACCGCCGTTGTCCGAGTACGTCACGAGCAGCGTGCCCGTGGGCGCGAGCTCCGCGCTGGCCGGCTGCGCGCCGGTGTACACCTTGAGCACGCAGTTGGACAGGGCGTGCTTCAGCGACCCGCCCTCCATGAGGTAGTTGCGAAGGGCTTTGGAAGGGCGAAGGGCCATGGGTCAGTCTCCTCAGTTGTACGCGTTCACCGCGCTTCCTGCATCTTCCAGCGCCACGAGGTACTGCGTGATCCCGCGCGCCTGTCTCACAATTCCTCGCCCTCGGACCGCGGTCGGGAAGGAGTAGTTGAGCTCGGTCAGGTTCACGACCTCTCCGCCGTCCATCCCGACGCACACCCCGCGGGGCGACGTCCACACCACTGCCGCGCCGCCCCTCGTGCCGCTGCCGTCCTCTCCAGGACGGCTGAGCACTCCGGTCGACGCCTTGGCGGCGGTCCCGGGAACGACGCCGTAGTCCAGCGCGATGCGGGCCCCGCTCACCTGCGACAGGTGCCCGCCGGACAGGAACCACACCTTCTCCCTCGTCCCGACGAACACGCCGTCGTTCACCGCCGCGAACATCGTGATCTCGCCGGGGAACTGCAGGTAGCTCTCGTCCAACCTGAAGTCCTCGAGCGAGTAGGGGTCCGAGTAGTACGCCGTGTCCCCCACCACCACAACGGCCGAGCCGTTGTAGATCTCCACGATGCTCCCCGCGGGCGGCGGCGACACGTGCTGCGTGGTGATCGGATGCCCCAGCATCCGGGGTACCTCGCGGTACGTGCCGCTGTCCTCGCCAGCGGGCACCTCAAGCGCCGCGAACAGCTCCTCGCCGTTCGGGGCACTCAGATAGACCATTTTACCACGCACGCCGGGATCCGTCGAGTCCTCCAGGCCCGAGAAGATGATGCCCCCGGGCTCGGTCAGCTCGATCGCCCCGACCTCGCTGGCCCCGCTCTCCTTGCCGTCGGCGCGGCGATAGGTCACTGCGTAGAGGTAGGTCCCGGCCGGCAGGGCTCCCCAGGAGGCGGAGGCCGCGGGGGCGGCGGGCACCGGGGTGCCCCAGGGGCGCGGCGCGCCGCTCCGCAGCATCAGGGTGTCGGTGCCGTTCGTCAGCAGCACGACGTCGCGCTGGCGGGCGTACGACATCGGGGCGGACGAGGTCAAGGTGACGACGGCCGTGACGCCGAAGTCGGCGTTCACCCGGTTGAGCTCGGCGCCCCGCATCACCAGGCAGATGTCGCCGTCGGACCACACGGAGTGGAAGACGCCCGACGCCAGCTGGTCGATCGCGTCGCGCTCGAGCACCTTGCCGGTGTTATCGATGTCGAGGTTGTCCGCCTCCTCGAGGAACCCGGCGGGGAACCGCTCGTCCGAGGTGGTGTTGCGCAGCCCCTTGAACTTCTTAGTCTCCACCGGCCCACCCCCTCAGCGCGTCGTGCTTCGCGCGGCACTCGTAGTACGCCTCGGCCGTCTCCACGATCTTCTCGATCAGGTGGCGGCCCGTCTTCCCCTCGAGCGGCGCGAGCAGCGGGCACTCCGCCATCGCGCTAGCGGGCGGGGGCGGTCGCTCCGTCGAGAGCACGGTTCGCGAGGCGCAGCCCGTCGTCGTCGATGCACTCGCTGCGATAAACAGGGCGCTCCACCACGCGAGTGACCTCCTTGACCACGTCCCGGTAGACGATTTTCTGCCTGTCACGCTCCACCTCCAGTTCCTTGGCCAGCCGGTCGGCGCGCTGCGCCTCCTGCCGGTAGTGCTCAGCCCCGGCCTCCACCACGCCCAGGAGCGTGGCGCTCGCGCGCCAGTCGGCCACCTTGTAGCCGGCGACGAACAGCGCCGCCGCTAGGACCCCCATCCCGGCCAGCTTGCCGTAGGAGCCCACGAAGGGGGCGATCTTGCCCAGGAGGGGCGCTAGGAAGCGGAGGATCCAGGCCATCCCTTCATTCTACCACGTGCCGAGGTCCTTGAGGCCGGGCTGGTAGTCCTTCGGCAGCTGGGCGTGCGGGAACTCGCGGAAGCGCGTCCAGCGGCCTGCCCACTCCAGCCCGACGGCCTCCATGTGCGCGCCCACGCGCTCCCACACCTCGAGGTCGTCCTCGTGGTCGTCCGTCGGGTCGTCGTCGATGCCGTCGCCCGCGGTGCCCCACACCGGCTTGCCGTGGCGCAGGGGCACGACGTCGAACGCCCTCGCGGCCGGCTCGCCCTGCGGAGTCGTGGCGTTGTGCAGCGACTGCCCCGGCTTCGCGTTCGTGACGATGCGGCCCGGGTGCGAGCGCCCCTGGGCGTACAGCTTGGCCTGCTCCTCGTTCGAGCGGTACGTGCAGGTGAGCAGTATCGTGATGCCGTTGCGCAGGAACCACGGGTCGCGGCGGCACCTGTCGTGGAAGCGGTTGTACAGGACCTGCAGGTGCGGGTGCAGGTGGCGGATCTCGCGGGAGCTCATGACACCCACCCGACGACGAGGTGCTGCGCCACCCACCAGACGAGCCACGCAAGGCCGGCGATCGCCAGCCCTATGCCGACGCCGATCAGGATCAGGAACTTGAACGCGGAGTCGAACGCCCCCGCCAGATCGTACCCGGTCATGCGACCCCCTGCAGCGTGGTGCGCGTGCTGTCGACCGCCTTCTTCCCGCGCAGCCACGAGCCGCAGCCGCCGCACTGGAAGCGCGGGTACTTCACGTCGCGCGTCACCGCGAAGCCGCGGCGCTGCAGCTTGTGCTCCTCGCCGCACGTCGGGCAGGCGTCGGGGCGCCCGTCGAAGGCGCCGGTGTTCGGGTGGTTGCGCACCCACGGGCGCAGCACCGTGTACAGCTGCTCGAGCTCGGTCGTGTCGCGCTGGTTGTATGCCGCCATCTTCGCCCAGGCCCTCTCGTCGCCGGCCGCGCAGTCAATCCACATCTGGAAGCCGGGGTGGCGCACCTTGCCCTTGAAGCCGAGGCGCTTGAGCACGTAGTCCAGCTTGTTGATGGGGAAGTCGAAGCGGTCGGTGACGACGCGGTAGAGGTCGATCTGCTTGTAGGGCGAGGGCGGCAGCATCTTCGCGAGCAGGAACTCGCGGTTAAGCACGCGCGTGTCGAACGCCTGGCCGTTGTACGTGACCACGACGTCGGCCTCGTCGAGCAGCTTGTGGACGGCGCGCAGCATGCTCACCTTGCCTGTCTGCTTCGAGCGGTAGTGCACGCCCGGCGAGCCGTACCACTTCGCCGACCAGCACAGCACCTCGCTGTTCTCGACGATCTTGTCCATCGTGATGTTCTGCTTGAAGGCGCCCCAGACATAGGCTAAATTGGGCGCCGTCTCGATGTCCAGCAAAAGAATTTTCATACGCTCCTCGGTGTAACTTCACACGGATAGCGCGGGTTGCGCCGTCCTTGTCCTTGCCCGTTCTTGGCGCGCTTCGCGCGCCAAGAGGCCAAACCTGATTCAATAGTAGCACGCCGCCGCGCTCCCATGAGCGGATACAGCGTCATCATCCAGGCAGCCGCCCGGTCGCTGTAGACAGACGCAGAATAATACACCTTGCGCGGGGATCCGTCTTGGCACAGCTGTCGAGGGACATGGGTCTTGACCTCAACGCCCAGCAGTTGCGCAGCGCGGTCCACTACGTCACGATCTGTCATCCCCACCATTACGCGGATGGTGCCGCTGCTGAGGCCGAAACACCCTTCCCCCTCGAGCAGGCCCGCCAGCCAGGCGATGTCTCGAACCGACCGGTTCATACAGATTTGATCCAGTAGACGGCGTGCGGCGAGCCCCACTTGTCGTCGGGCCTGAAGGGGATGAAGCCGCTGCGCACGAACGAGCGCATGGACGCGACGTTCGTGTTCACGGTGTCGGACACGACGTAGCGCCTGCCGCGCTCTCGCGCGTAGCGCAGGACCTTCTTCGTGAGGCGCTTCTGAATTCCGTCACCACGAGCAGATGGTATCACGCCCACGATGAACAAGTAAAGGGCGTTCGGCACCTTCGTGGAGTCGACCACGCCGACGAAGCCGACGGGGACCTTACCCTTGAACGCGACCCACCACTCGCCGTACGCGGCGGTGCAACGCGGCAGCTTCAGGTCGGACCAGTCGTAGACGGTGAAGCACTCGGCGATCATGGAGTCGACGCCGGCCCGCACGACGGGGTCGGAGGTGTCGACTCGCCGTACGCGGATCACGTCGGGCGGCGGCGGTTGAACAGGACGTAGGTGAGCACGGCCGCGGAGAACACGACGTCCGGCCACGAGAACCAGAAGCCGGTGATCGCCATCCACGCGTACGTGGCGGAGGCCGCCGTGAGGAACGCCACGCACGCGCGAACGCGCGGCGGCGCCTTGCCGTTCATCCTGTTCGCGTGGTACAGCATCACGCCCACGATCGCGAGCGCGTTCACCATCGCGAGAAAGGCCCAGATGTTCTTCATGCTTTGGGGCCTCCCAACCACTTCTCCATCAGGCGCTGGCGGTTCTCGCGCAGCCAGGGCGCGCCGTACTGGAGGAGGAATCCGCCCAGCGCCGCCGCGCCAGCGGATGCTGGCGCCGGCGCCGCCGGGAAGAAGTGACTCAGGATCAGCGGGGAGCCTATGGCGGCGATGGACGTGGTGGCCACGACCGACAGGATCAGCCGGTGCCACGACATCTGGTGCCCCATCGTCACGCCGTAGCACGTGCCGGCGAACGCCCCGAACACGGACGCGAGCGGCACGCCGAACACGCCCATCGCGATGTCCTGCATGGACGCGAAGAAGGCCGCCGCGGCGGATGCGCCAGCGGTTGCCTGGGTGGCGGTCTGCTCGGTTGCGCTCATAGTTCCCATTATATCAAAACTCCCAGGAAATGTTTGCCTTGCCGGCGTCGAACGCGACACTGCCGCCCGCGGTCGTCAGGCGGATCTGCGACAGTTCTGCTGACAGCGCTTTAGACCCGCCCGAGTACGTCGTGGCCGTAGCGTCCGAGCGCGCAACGACGCTGGAGTACGCCCACGTATTGGTGCTTGGATCGAGCAGGTCCAGAACCGCGCGCCCATGCACGACGCCCGCCGCACCCATGTTCTCGAGCGCGAATCCGGTCGTGTGCGCGATGCTCGCCTGACTCGAGCCCGCGATAAGGCTCAGAACCGACAAGTATCCAGTGTTCTCGACGCCGCCCGCATCGCCGATCTGCACTATCAGGTCGCTTGAGCCGTTCGTAGACACGCCGCTCAGCGTCAACGTGATGCGTTTCACGCCCGGGGGGATGACCCAGTCCTTCGCAGTGCCACTCGTGGTGGCCTGCGCAGTACCGAGCGTGATGTTCGTCGCCGCAGGCTCCGTGGACTGCGCCATCGAGCCGCCGCGGCGGTCTACCCAACCGCGGGTAAGCACAAGCCCTAGGGTAGACGACGTAGTGGTGCGTACCCCAACCTGCGCGCTGGTGTTTGTGAACACCCGGCATTCTCCGCCGGCGTACCACGTGGAGGCGTCGCCGTGCATGCCCGTGAAGTTGGCAGAGTCATCTGGTTGGTCCGGGTCACTCAAGCTGATGACGACGTTGTTAGAGCCATTGGACCGAACCATCGCGGTCAGTATGGCCTCCACCTTGATACCGGTTGGGACTGCCAAAGTGACTAGGGTCCGCGAGGAGGTGGGTAGCGTACCGTTGACGCTCTGGACAAAGGTGTTTCTGGTGAACGTGTCCCCTCGCTGCAAGAATCCTACGATCGCCCCGCTCTCGCGCATAATCGACCCGATCCTGCGCTTCTGGTCGTAGTTCGCCGGCATCGTGGGCGACGTGGCGCTGGTGCTGAACAGCACGTCGACGACGCCGGTATCCGAGCGACGGATCAGCCACACGTGGTAGGTCGTGTTGGCGATGGACCCGGTGTCAAGCCCGCCGTTGCCGGAGCCGACTGCCCAGCTTGCGTCGAGGCGCTTGGTGATGGCGGACTCCAAACGAATGTAGATATCGCCGGCGTCGCTCGCCGCCACCCCGACCGCCACGTCGATGTCGTTGATGGCGTCGGTCGCGTTGTTCGACATCTCCAACCCGTAGATGTAGCCCGCCAACGTGAGGTAATTGTCCAGCCCGCCCTTCGTCAGCACGTGCGTGACGGTCGCGCCGTTCGAGTGCGTGGTGGCAGTCGTGCCCTCGACCCCGCGCTCCACCGTCCACGACGTGGATGGGTTCGCCGTGACGAGCAGCAGCTCGTCGTCGATCCGCACTCGGAAGCTCGCCGCCGGCGCGCCCGCGTTCGACGCGACCGTGATCGACGTCTGCCCCGCCGTGGTGATCGCCGCCGCAAGCGTCGTCTCGAAGTCGTTGCCTAGATTCTCCACTTCGAGCCCCTCTCGCCCTTCCGCCAATCCTTCATTTTACCACGCGCCACCCAGCGCGTCGCCCTCTCGGCCACGCGCAGCGTGGCGCCCCGCGCGGCCACCAGCATGCTGACCGCGACCTGCTGGAGGTCCTCCACGAAGGCGAGCAGCGCGGTGGCGACGGCCGAGGCCGTCAGCGAGCGGAAGTAGCCCTTCAGCACCGCCGCGGCGGCGGAGGCCCCGGAGGACATGGCGACGCGCACGCTGCGCGCGCGGGCCGCGGCGGCCTCGAGGGCGGCGGACAGGGCCAGCCCGACGAACCTGACGCGGATCGCCGCGGCGAAGGCCGCGGCGGCGGCGACGCGCAGCACCGTGCGGCGGCGCGCGCCGAGCGCGGTGGCCCCGGCGGCGAGCAGCATCGCGATGAGGCGGGAGGCCGCCAGCGACGCGGCGGCGGAGGCCTGGGACGCCAGGCGGCGCAGCACGACCCTCGAGCGGTTTGCCGCGGCGGTCAGATGTACACCCAGGGTGTACAAAACCGCCCGCGCGCGGTTCGCCGCGGCGGCGGAGAGCGCGGCCAGGTTGAGCGACACCGACCTGAGGCGAACCGCGGAGGCCACGGCGCCGGCCGTCAGGGTCACCAGCAGCACCAGGGCCGTGGCGAGCGCGCCCGCGGCGTCCACCGCGGCGACGCGCAGGCGCAGGACCACCCTCGCGCGCAGCGCGCTGGCGGAGGCCTGGGCGGCCCGGTGGCCACCGCGGACGCGGCCGCAGAGCGGGACATGGACACGACCCTGGCGCGGGCGGCGAGGGCGGTCGCCCCCGCCTGTCGGATCTTCGACACCACCCTGGTGCGCGCGGCCGCGGCGGAAGCGCTGGCGACTACGTTGGCGACTAGGATTCGCACTTTCGCCAGGGCCGCGAGGGCCCCCACGCCCGCGGAGCGGATCCGCAAAATGATTCGCACCCTCGCCGCCTGGGCGCCCGCCTGGGCGGCCCTGGAGAGCGCCACGAGGCGCGAGCGGGCGGCCTGGGCGACGGCGCCGGCCTGGCGCGAGAGGCCCGCCACGCGGCTCCTGGCGGCCGCCGCGGAGGCCTGGGCGGTCAGGGCGGCCAGGAGGGCCCTCAGGCGCGTCGCGACCGCCTGGGCGCTGGCGGAGGCCTGGAGGGACAGCCCCGCGCGCCTCACCCGCGCGGCGAGGGCGTCGGCCCCGGCGGCGAGCGCCAGCGCGACCCGGCGGGCCCGCGCGGCGAGGGCGTCGGCCCCGGCGGCGCGGCGCCTGAGCACGCGTCGGGCCCTGGCGGCGAGGGCGTCAGCCCCGGCGGCCATGGACTGCGCAACGCGGCGCACGCGCGCGGCGAGGGCGTCGACGGCCGCCTGGCGGCGCCGCAGGACGGAGCGGTGCCGCGACACGGCGGCGTGCAGGGTGGCCAGCGGGGCGCGGGTCAGGACCCGGTAGCGCACCGCGAGGCCGGTGGCGCCGGCGGCGAGGGTGAGCAGCACGACCGCGGCTGCGCCCGCGCGGGCGAGCACGAAGCTCCCCAGGGAGTGGGCACCGAGGCGGCCGCCCAGGCTCACGACGGCCTCCACAGCGCCGGGCGGCGCTCGAGCAGCAGGCGCGCGGGGCGCGGCATCAGGTGCCAGCGCGGAGGCGGCGGCGCGACCCATGCGGCGGGGCGCGCCGGCAGGCGCATGACGGCGGTCTGCGCCTCGGAGGTCCAGGAGGCGGACCGGGGCCCGAGGCGCCAGGTGCTCTCCACCTTACGCCTGGTCGAAGACCACCTGCATGGTGAACTGGATCGACTCGCCAACGTCGAGCGCGACGCCGGTGAAGTCGCCCTTCATCAGCATCGTGCCGCTCGAGCTCGCGTTGAACAGGCCGGCGTTCGTGATCGTCTTGCCGGATCCCGAGACCGTGATCGTGGCGACGACCTGGTAGGTGTCGTTCGCCGTGTTCGTGGTCTGCTGGGTGATGGTGCCCTGCACGCGGGCCTCGGAGGCCTCCGTGAACAGGGTCGTGTCGGTGACGGCCGCGGTGCCCGCGCCCGTGCCCCACGCCACGTAGTCGGGCACGGCGGACGCCGCCGAGCCGAGCCGGCTGGTGACCAGCCCGAGTCCTGCGTTCGTAACCACGGTGGCCATAGTTAAGCCCTCCCTCTCAGCGGAGCCCAAACCCCGCTTTGGTTGTCGCCGGAAACAATTGCAGCTACCCGGCCTTTTTTAACGATCAACAGCCCCGAATCCAGGAGCACCTTCAAAAACTCAACCGCTTCCTTCCCCGTCTTCTGCCACGCGTATATCGCGCTGTGGTGTGGCTTGCCTTTGGTGCGGCGGGCGTATATTTTACCACCGGCCACCTGTACTACTTTCTCCAACAGCTCGCGTGACGTGTTCACAATCACTGCCCGAGGGTACCACTTCCCCAGGGTCCTAGAACGAGTCGCACAGCCCTCGCCGTCGAACAAGCCACACAGCCACGCAACATCTACCGCACCCACTGTTTGACCTTCCATGCAAGGCGCTTGAGCGGGTTCTTGTGCCAGTACCCGACCACGCCGAGGTCCCTCTTCACCGAGCCGTCCGCGCGGAGCACCACCGCGCTGATCGAAGCCTGCTGCACCGCCCTGCCGCCGAAGATCATAGGTCCCTCACGTGCATGATGCCCTCGCCCTCGAGCACGTTCGCCGCGCTCGTCGTGACCACGATGGTCACCTTGTACCGCACCCCGGCCGTACCGCCGGAGATCCTCTGCCGCACCACGGCGCCGACCGCCGTGGCCGGGCCGTCGAGCGACAGGCCCCCGCTCTCGGGGGCGGGGTCCACCGTCACCGAGTCGACCGTCACGATCGTCTCGGCCTCCCCGAGCAGCAGGGAGAAGTCCATCTCGTACAGCCTGCTCTCGCTAGGCTGCTTCACCACCGACGGAGCGGACACCCTTACACCTCCGTGTCGAGCATCAGCACCCCGATGTGAATGTGCCCCGTCACCGTCACCACGCCGGTGCCGTCCACCGTCGCCGCCGTGCCGGACACGTTCAGGTAGATGGGCACCGCCGCGGCGAACGTGCTGATGGACGACGGGCCCGCCGCCGGCTGGCTCACCTGGCTGCCGGTGGCGATGCCGCCGTCGGTCGCCGGCACCGCGCCGGGGGTCGCCACCATCGCGGCGGTGACGTCGCCGATGTCGCGCTCCGCGCCCGTCAGCGCGCCGTCGCCGGCGTCCGCCTGGGCCGTGCCCACCCCCATCACGATCGACGCGTCGCCGTCGGCGGTCACCTCGGGCGCGATGTGGATCGCCTCGTAGTGCTGCACGCACCCGAGGTTGATCAGGCCGTAGCCCGCGAGGAACGACCCGAGCTCGAGCGATCCGCTCGACCCCGACGGCGCAGCGGACGTGAGAGTGATCTCCACCGCGTCGAGGCTGATACGCAGGTTCTGTACTGCGCCGGTGCGCACGACCGACATCGTGAGGCCGGCGACCGTCTCGAGTGCGAAGACGCTGACGTTGTTGGCCTGGTCGATGAGCCCGAACTCCGCGGCGGACACGCCGCCCGCGCCGGACGGAATCGCGTGCCAGGCACGGTCGTCGCCGTAGATGAACGACTTGCCGTTCGCGTCGGTGAAGGTGTCGCCGACCGAGAAGCGGCCCGAGCGCGGGGCGCCTACGCGAGTGGAGCTGGTGTAGTGTGCCATGTGCGGCCTCCGTTATCTCGAGAGCGAGCAGGCGAGCGCGACCGACGCACCGTTCACCGCGGCGCTAGCGCGCAGCGTGATCTCTCGCAGCCCCGTGACGTCCATCTCGAAGTACCCCGACGCCGCAGCAGCGAGCGTCGCGAGGTTGCCGCTCGCGTACAGGATGCCGGGGTAGTCGGTCGCCGCGAGCGCCGACCAGTCGGCGGGCGTGACGTTCACCAGTGCGCCGGCGGGGTTCGACCGCGCCAGCACGTCGAAGTTGTCCAGGGCCTGCCCCGTGACGGCGACGTGCACGCAGAGCTTCGTGTACTCGCGGTTGCCGATCGAGATCAGGTCGGTGTCTCCGGTGGCCGGGATGCCGGTCACCGTCTTCTCGAAGATCACGCTCTTCATCTACGCCTCCTATAGCCCGCCGTAGTGCACGACGCGGGGCTTGAAACGCCGGCGGTCCTGCTCGACCCGCGCCTGCTCGCAGTACTCCGCGAACGCGGCCTTGCTGCGGTCGGCCAGCTGCTTGTCGTAGGTCTCGGCGTCTTCCTTCGAATACGCCAGGTGCTTCATCCATTTTACCAGATGGAGGTGGTGGTGGCCAGCGATCTCGAGCTCGACGTCGTTGTCGATCGTCATGCGCGGGAAGGGCAGGCGGAACACGACCAGGCGGCAGGTGTCCGCGTCGGCGGGCACCTTCACCCACCGCACCTGGCCGTCGCGCACGTCGGTGAGGCCGTACTGGACGTCGCCCTGCTCGTCGTTCAGGCGGTAGCCCACGGTCACGCCGTAGTCCACCCGCGTGACCTGCTGCAGGTCGGCAAGGTTCGCGATCGACACGTCGCGGTTGGCGGTCAGCAGCCGCGCGTTGCGCACGCGCAGCACGTACTCGCTGATCGCCGAGAACGGCTCGCCGGCCGTCAGCGCCAGGTCCTGCAGGCGCGTGGCGGGGTCGCCGACGTCGGCCGCGGCGACCGTCTCGTCCGCGATGCCGCCCGTGTGGCGGACGAGGGTGTCCTGCGCGTCCACCAGGTAGCGCAGGGCCTCGTCGTCCGACCACAGGTACGGCTCCGCCTGGTCCTCGACCTGGCGGCGGAACTCCGTCAGGAGCTCCTCTCGGGTCACTTACGCGCCTCCTTCACGAGGTCCGCGCGGTGCTTCTCCCACACGCGGCGCACGTCCTTCGCGTCGACCTTCCACCCCAGGAGCAGGGTGCACGCGGTGGCGGCCGGGGTCCCGCCGCCGGCGAAGTCCTTCGGGTTGTTTCGCTCGACGATCTGGCGGATCGCCCCGAGCACGGCCTCCTCGCGCTCGACCGGGTCCTCCGGCATGCCGACGAGGACCTTCTTCTCGGGCACGACGGCCGCGGCCGCCTTGGCGTCCACGATGACGCCGCTGGCGTCGCACGGCACGCCGCCTTTCTCCATGACCTCCTTGTGGAGGATCTTGGGCACTGGCGTAGGCTTGCCCGCCTTGAAGGCGATGGCGTGCCCGGTGGTGCTGATGATGCGGATGTCGCGGTGCATCACGAAGTGCTGCTGGGTCATGCGGTTCTCCTGTCGTAGAAAGAAAAACGGGGCGGCATTGCGCCGCCCCGTATTATGCCATCATTCGAGCCGGTGCACCTTAGACGGTGCGCAGGTTCTCGTTGGCGCGGCCCGGGACCACCATCAGGACCGTCACGATCGCCTTGCCGGCGGACGCGAGCCCGTCGTTCAGGATCGTCATGCGCACCGCCTGCGAGCCCGAGTACTGCTTGTGGTCGCCGAGCATGTCGAACCCGGTCGCCGGGGCGTCCGCGTCCTTCAGGTCGATCGGTGCCGTCTCGGTGTAGCGGTCCGGGTCGTCCGAGTCGCCGACGTCCATCGTGTTGGTCGTCGAGTTGAACGCCTCGGTCACCTTCACGTTGCCGCCGATCACCACCGCGCCCGGGGGCGGGGTGAAGATGTCGTACGTGGTCAGGGCCGCGTCGTCCGCGCCGAACGCGACCTCGTCGCCCGCCGTGTTGACCATCGTGTCGGCGTGGTCGAACGCGAACACCGCCGCGATCGGGTACTGGACGTTGGGAAGTTTCAGAAGCTTGGCCATGTCAGTCTCTCCTCTGTCGGGTGCCCGTTACTGCGCGACGTACACGGACATGACGCCGAAGTCCTGCTCGGTATTGGCGTCCTCACCGTACAGCGTCATGAACTTCGGCTTGAGCAGGCCGAAGATCTTCCAGGTCGAGACGGCCTTGCGGTTGCCGTAGTCCTTCTCGTCCTCCTCCCACCCGGGCATGCCCAGGTCAGCCATGCCGAGCGCCTGCGCGCCGCAGAACAGCACCTGGCAGCCGTCGACGTCGGTGCCATCTCCCCACTTCGTCGCCGTGCCCGAGGTGTTCGGGACGTGGCGGAACTCGTGGATCATCAGGCCGTCGACCTCGACCGCGTCGCCCGTGAAGAGCGGGTTGCCGTCGCCGCGCTTCTGCGCGTTCTGGAGGACCGACATGTAGTCGGAGTCCAGCTTCAGCTTGGCCATCGCCTGCGGCGTCAGGAAGACGTGGTAGACCTCCTTCCCACCGCTGCGGATGCCGCGCATGTACTCGGCCTTGGCCTTCGCCTTCAGCTTGACGAGCATCTCCCACGACGGGGTGTCCGCCGAGGTGACGTCGTTCGTGCCCTCGGACGAGTCCAGTTCGCCGGCGGTCGCGTCCCAGCGGAACGCGCGGGCCGAGCTCGGCGCCGACACGTCTGCGGCGAACTCGAGGTTCGGCAGGTCGGAGCCCACGCGCGCGGCGCCGTCCGGGCGCAGCGAGTAGGCGCGGCCGGCCAGCGTCTGGAACGCCAGCTGGTCGATGCGGTCGGCCAGCCAGTAGGCCAGCACGTCGCGCGAGGTCTCGCGGAAGCGGACGATCGACTTCTGGTCCGCCATGCGGCCCTCGTTGATGTTCGCGTTGCGCAGCTGGTCGATGCGGATGACCTTGTCGTAGGCCTTGATGGCCTCCTCGTTGCCCTCCAGCTCGCGGTCGCCCGCGACGCCGTCGCCCTCGAGGTCCGGAACCAGCGTGAGCACCGCGCGGGCGCCCTTCTCGGACTTCGTGAGCTCGGTGACGTGCTGGATCATCGAGTTCGGGCCCTTGCCCAGGAACTTGGAGACGAACGACTGGTTGCGCGCGGCCTTCCAGAGGTCGCGGGACCAGACGGTCTTCTGCTCGGTGGTGAGCCGGGTGAAATTGGTGGTGGCCATGTGACGCTCCTCGTCGAGTTTTCTGGTGCTGCCTTCCCTTTATCGCCGGGTGAGCGTCGATTCGGCGTTGAGGCGTCCGGCTCCCCTGGCTGTATCGCCGCCAGGTGGCGAGGTACTACAAGACTCCATCATAGCACCCCCTTTCGGGGGTGTCAAGCGCTACAAGCTCTTCCCTTCCGCCGCGGGCGGGCGCCCGCCGACCGGGCGGAACGCCCGGTCGGGGATCACGTACGCGTCACCCTCCTCGTCGGCCACGCCGACGGCGGCGCCCTCTATGCCCGGCACGCTACCGACGCCGAGCGGCACCCAGCACGCAGGTACGCTCACGCCGCGCGCGGTGTCCGAGTAGTGGGCGGCCATGGCGCCGTCTCGGTGCGCCTCGGACATCAGGGCTAGCGACTTCTCCGAAGCGCAGGGCGCCTTCGACAGGCGCACGGTCTCGGTACCGCTGGAGGCGAGAGCGAAGTACTCCGGCGCCGCGGCGACGGGAGCGGGGGCGGGCGCCTGGGTGGCGCACGCTGAGGCGAACAGCAGCAGGATCGAGACGAGCAGGGCTCTCACGGGACCTCCTAGAGGCGGAACTTCTCCGCCGGCATGACCTTGCGGCCGCGCAGCCCCGCGGCCTTGGGCTTCGACTTCGACTTCTTCGCGTTGGGCAGGTAGCCCGCGGGGTTCCCCTTCGGCATGTCGCGTCCTCCTACGAAAGCGTCCTCACGATGGCGCAGAAGAGCTCGTCCTTCAGCCTCTGGTGCTCCGGCAGGCGCTCGTACGGGAGCATGCAGGGGTGCGTCTTCCTCTGCGGGTCCTTCTCCTCGCCGTAGCGCCAGCCACGCTCGAACTTGTGGGCGAACCACCGCTGGTGGGACTCCCGCGGGCCGCGGCTGGGGTCGGCCCGCAGGAAGCGCACACCGTCGATGACCGAGTCGCGCTGCCACTGCGGAGCGAGGTCCCACGGCAGCTGCGAGTGGTCCCCCAGCCCCGCGCAGTAGGCGCGGTTCGCCTCGTGGCACGCGACGGCGACGTAGTGGTCGTCGATCATCAGTCGCCCCTCAGGCGCGCGACCTCGGCCTCGGAGAGCTTCTCGAACTCGGCGTCCGACATCTCCGCTACGCTCTTCACCTTCGCGTCCTTGTCGGCCCTGCCGGCGGCCGCCGCGGAGGGCGGCTGCTTGCCCTTCGCGTCGAGCCCGCGCTTCACCGCGTCCTCGGTGCGCCCCTCGGCCTTCTCGCGCGCCTCGGCCGCCTTCGCCTCGGCCTCGGCCTTCGCCTTCGCCTCGGCCTCGGGGTCCGCGTCGTCCTTCGCCTTCTTCGTCGCGTCCAGCTGGGGCTTCAGCACCTTCGCCGCCTTGCGCAGCGCCGCCGTCGAGCCCATGCCGGTCGCCTCGTAGGCGGCCTTGAGCTCGAGCACCTCGGAGGCCAGGTCCTCGCTGAAGTTGTCCTCGTCGTCCGGGTTCAGCACCGGGTACTCGGACTCCAGCGCGGCGACCGCCGCGTCGTAGCGCACCTGCTCGACGGCCATGGCCTGCGCCATCGTCGCGCGCGCCTGCACTCGCGCGTCCACGATCTGCTCGTTGAGCTCCTCGATCTTGCGGCGCAGCTGCTTGCGCTCCTCGGGGGTGCCCTCCTTCATCTTCTCCTCGAGCTGGTCCTGCAGCTTCTCGCGCTCGGCCTTCAGCGCCTCCACGTCGGCCGCGGCGGTGGCCTTCTCGAGGCGCTGGCGCGCCTCCTCGGCCTCCTTCTCGGCCCTCTCGCGCGCCTCGCGCTCCTTCTTCACGGCCTCGTCGAAGCGCTCCTTCGGGATGCGCACGTCCTTCTCGCGCTCGGCCTTCTCGGCCAGGCGCTTGGCCTCCGCCTCGGCCGCGGCGGCCTTGTCGTCGCCGCCGGCATCGGCATTTTCGTCGGTTTTGCCGGCGCCGTCCTCCCCGCCCGTGTCCACCACCTCGTCGCCGCGGTCGTCGGCCGCGGCGCCGCCCCCACCGTCTCCGTCCCCCTTCGCCTCGTCCTGGTACGCCGCGTGGTACCCGTACTGTCTCGCGAGCTCAATGATCATGCAGTTGCTCCTGGTTGTTGCGGCTTAGCGGCCGCGCGCTTGGCGGCCACAGCCGCCTGGATTCGTTGTGCCCGGCGCTTCTCGGCGGCCTCGGCCGCCTGGAGCTCCATCTTCTGCCTGTGCAGCTCCTCCTCGTGGCGCAGCTTCTGCTGGTGCTCGCGCTCCTTGAGCTGGAACTCGCGCTCCGCGATGGCCAGCTGCTCCTCGGCGCCCGGCTCGTCGCCGACCGCGGCGGCGTCCGCCATGGTCTTGGCCGCCTTCGCGCGCTGCGCGACCGCCGTGGCCTCCAGCTTCGACACCTCGCCGCGCTTCTTCGCGACCTCGAGCTGCCCCGCGAGGTTCTCGACGTGGCGGCGCATCTGGTTCTCGGGCGAGGCCGCCTCGGCGTCCATCGCCTTGATGATGTCGCCCTTCTTGCGCATGTTCGAGTGCTGGATGAGGAAGCGGTCGGGAATCGCGATGCCGAGCTCGCGCAGCGCGAGGGCCTGCTGGAACTCGGACTCCTCCAGCGTGCGCTTGGCGTTCTGGCTGGTGATCACGATGTCGTACATGCCTTTCGAGAGGTCGTGAACGACCTCGCCCGTGGCCGGGTCGGGCACGTTCACCTCGATCGTCTCGTACTCGTTCGTGATGTCGCTGCGCGTGATCGTCATGATGCGCGGGTCAGTGTAGTAGTTCTGCACCATGTACAGGATCACGCGGGCCATCATGTGGTCCGTGCGCTCGAGCGCGTCCATCGCGCCGCGCAGGTTGACGTCGCTCGACTCCTTCTTCTCGCCGATCGCCTTGCCGGACACGTCGGCGCGGTCCAGGCCCAGCTGGCTGTCGCCGCGGCCGGAGATCGTCTTGATGTAGTTCTCCGCCTTGAACGACAGGCGGTCGAGGCCCTGCGGGATCTGGTTCGGCTGGATCTTCTTGACGTCCTTCTCGACGTCGTTCTGCACCTCGACCACGAGGCCGGTCTTCGCCCCCCACTCCTCGAGCTCGTCGGGGGTGAGGTTCAGCAGGCCGCCGCGGCGCACGATCCACCCGGAGTTCGCCATCGTGTTCACGACGTGGAGCTCCTGGCTCGTCGACTTGTTGAGCAGCTCCTGCGGGTCGATCAGCGTCTCGGCGAGGCCGACGGTGCGGCCGTGGCGGAAGAACGGGAAGTACGGCACGATGGTGAAGTGCATGTCGAACGGCGACCAGTCGTCGTGCAGCACCATGTCCTCGGCCGTCACGCGCCAGCGCACGCGCTGGCCGAGCTCGTCGACGACCGCGAAGCCGGTGCGCGCCACGACCAGCGCGATCATGTCGCGGTCCCAGCCGTCGGGCACCGGGGACTTGTCGCCGTTGCGCGGGTTGACGAAGAACTTGCGGCGCACGCGGTCCCGGTACTGGCGGTCGAGGATGCGGATGTTGCGCGCGGTCGTGCGGTCGACCTCGGGGTCGCCGGTGATCTGGCGCTGGATGGGCTGCACGCCCTGGCCGAAGCGGTCGCCCTCGGTGTCCAGCGAGTCCTCGCCCTCGTCCCACACGCTGCCGGCGCGCGAGGCGAGCGCCTTCGCGATCTCCTTGCCGTACACCACCTCGGCGTCGCGCTCCGTGGCCCAGGTGGTCACGGTGACGTCGTTCCACTTCTCGGGGTCGTAGTCCGAGGCGTCGGGGTCGGGCAGCACCGCGCGGGGGTTCAGCCGCGTCACCTGCACCTCGCCGGCGACGTTGCGGTCGAAGCGCATGCGCACGTCGAAGTAGCCGCGCGAGGTGATCATGCCGTCCATGAAGACGTCCGTGCGCACCCAGTTCAGCATGTTGTCGTCCGCGATGTAGCGGAAGACCTTGGTCAGGATGTCGGCGTTCTTCGGGTCGGCGCCGTAGCGCGGCTTGAAGCCCGTCTCGGAGCGCAGGTCGATCTGCTCGCCGAAGATCGACGAGAGCGTGATGAGCATCTTGTTCAGCGTGAGCGCGGGGCGGCGCGCGTTGCGCAGCTCGTTGAGGTCCTCCTCGCGCCACTGGTTCCCGCAGACGAACTCCTCGCAGCGGTTGGCCTTGGCAATGAACGCGCGATGGCTCTCGCGGGCGTAGACGTACCGCGCCCACTGCTCGGCTGCTTTCGCGTAATCGGATGCCATACCCCGATTATATCACGCCGTCGGGGACTTGGACGACCACCCGGAACCAGTTCGGTCTGAGCTCCTCCAAGGCCTCCGCGGCGGTGTACTCGGGGCTGTCGGTGGTGACGGTGTTCGCGAGCAGGGGGGTCTCGCCGAAGAAGGGCACGACGTTCACCGTCCCGTCCAGCAGGACCAGCGCCAGGGTGGAGAACTCGTCGCCGATTGACACGTTCGCGGCCGGGCCGCCCAAGCCGTCGTAGTGCTGAGTGAGTGCCCTGGCGGACAGCCGCGGCGCGCGCAGCGTCAGGACGCGGGTGCGCGTCTGGTCGAACCGCACGACGGGGCCGTCGGGGTAGAACGTGGTCACCTCCGTGGTCTCCTCGGTCCCCGTGATGAATGTCGTGTTCAGGGCGTGCCTGTGCACGTCGCCGGCGGCACCCGCGCCCCACACCGAGCTATCGCTGACGAGGGTGTCGCCGCCGTCCACGGACACTGTGGCGGTGCTGGCGTCGGGGTCGAACACCGACCGGACCGTGATCCCGGGGAACTCGTACACCGTGGCGAGGCCGGACACCGCCGCAGCCGAGTCCTCGAACGTCAGGTTGTACGACGTCGGGTAGCCGGGGCCGCCGCTGTCCGACTGCACCTCGCTACCCACGGTGTAGGTGCCCACCTGCACGAACCCGTCGGCGGCGTCGCTCCACGCCTGGATCGGGGACGACCCTCCTGAGTCCGTGACGGTGTAGGACCAGCTCTGCGGCGCCTGGTCAACGCCGTTGATGCGGCCGGTCTCGCTGTACTGCTCCGTGATCGTCGCCACGGTCGCCATCGGAAGCTCTTCGTGCGCGAGCGAGGCGCCGCCTCCGTCGGGGACGTAGTAGCGGCGGTGCCAGGATCCGTCCGTGGAGGTCACAGTTCGCGTGCGCACCAGGTTGGGGTAGGTGCCGGCATCGACAACGTCCTCCTCCTTGACCGCGTCCGCGCGCGCGATCTCGAAGCCGTGCGGGCGGCACTCTCCAGAGGCAGTCGCGGGAACCCCCACCGCGGCGGGGAGCGTGGCCGAGGCGCTGGACAGCGCGGCGACCGCCGGCGCGAGGGGGCGTGCCATGGCGGTGATGCGGTACTCCGTAACCGGGTCATCGACCGCCTCGATCAAGGGGGTGAACGTCAGCATCGGCAGCGCCGGGTGCGACGTCGAGGAGGACAGGGAGGCGGACTCCGAGCCCTCGTCAAACGTGTCGTAGAACAGGTTCATGCGCAGCGGCGTGCCGCCGGGGGAGATGTCGAACTCCACCTCCACCGTGTCGGTGCCGCCGGCGGGCACCGTCGCGACGGCGGTGCCGAGGGCAAGCCCGGCAGCGATGTCGGCGAGCGGCTCGCGCACGTAGTCCACGGACACGTCGGTCGAGCCCACGCTCCATGACTCGGCGCGCTCGGCTAGCAGGCGGGCGTCGTCGCCGGTGCCCAGGATCCGCGGGGGGCGCATCGCCACCACCGTATCGCTCGCGACCACGTAGACGCGACTGGTCAGCACGCGCGCTAGCAAGCGCGCGGCGTAATCGTTCCCCTTGTCGATGTGGTGCCGCAGGGCCGCCGCCACCGCGGCAGCCGCGGGGGGCGCGTCCCCGACGGCTATGGACACCTTGTCGTCGACCAGAAGGCCGTCGAACAAGGGGTCGGCGGCGTAGCCCCCACGGGCCTCGGACAGGTCGAGCAGCGGCTGCGCGGCGCCGCCGGACCCCATGACGTACGAGACCAGGGCGGTGGGGGCAGCGGCGCGCAGGTAGATCCAGTGGTTCCCGTCGGCGCGCCCGCGCACGAGCATGATCACGCCGCCGGGGAGCACGCCCTTTCGGGTGAACTCCAGCACGCCGAGCCGGCGCGCAGTGGCGCCCAGCATGTTGGCCACGTGCAGCGCGTGGGGGTACAGCTTGCGGGCCGCGGCGCCGAACAGGTACTTTTTCACGCCCATGGTGGTTTTCCTTTCAAATCAAGCATGTGACGGATGTGACGGATGTGACACTTTAACGTCACACGATTTTTTCTTTCCGATTCAGCCCTTTATCTTATGTTGTGACGATGTGACGGTATTTCTGAAATCTATAATAAGAGATGAATTAAAAGAAAGGGGCCCTATTTTGATTTTTCTTCTTATAAGGGTATGGAAAAACCCCGTCACACGTCACAAACCCCCGTTTCCTCTTTGTATTCAACGCGCCCGCGTGTGACAATCGCGTGTTACATTCAACACATTCGCCACAACCTTGATTACGCACTCTTTTCTAAGCCGCCATAGCCCCGCCGCGCCCCCCAGATGTGACGCCGAGCAGTTTCAGCCTGTCCTTGAGGGTCGTCTTGCGCATGTTAGTGAGTACTCGCTCACGTTTCGGCGGAGACCTGTCCAGCAGTAGGGTTATGCACCAGGATAGTGCATCGACGATGTCGTCGTGCATGCCGCCGGGGAACCTCAGGAGCTCCTTTTTGAGCTCCGGGATCCACGGCGCCTGGTTTGGCAGGGTCACCTTGCGCTGCTGCATGCGCCCCTGGAGCGGTCGCGCGCGCACCGTCTTGTCCGTGAGAGGCTTCAGCGTCTGGATGACCGGGTACACCTGGCGCTCCGCCAGGCGCTTCTTCACGTGGTGCTCGATGCCGCGCCAGATCTGCCCGTCCTCGACCCCCACCACCTGCACGTTCGGGTAGGCGAGCCACGTGTCGATCAGCAGGTCGGCGATCTTGAGCATGTCCGCCGTGCGCAGGCGCTGCACGTCGATGACGTGGGCCGTGTCGTTGTAGTCGACGGCGACGGTGACGCCCACCGTCCAGTCGTTGTGGCGCTTCTCGCCGATGGCGAAGTCCCAGGCCTGGTAGATGTAGCACACCGGCAGCTCGGGCGGCTCCGTGCGGTGCACGATCATATCCGTCGTGAAGAACGCCCCCTCGTCCGGGATGGGGTTCTGCTGGTAGAGCGCGTTCCAGAACCGCCCCTTGTCGCCGCCCAGCTGCGCCTTGATCTTCAGCAGCTGCTCGAGCGAGTAGCGCTCCGGGTGCAGGGGGTCGCCCGGCATGCGGAACTCCTCCTCCTCGACTGCGATCGCCGGGTACTTGACGATTTCGAACTGGTCGGCGTACGGGTCCTCCTTCGCCGCCTCCTGCAGTCGTCCCGCGAGGTCCAGGTCGGACCACCACGTCTGGATCAGCAGCACGCCGCCGCCCGGCGCCAGTCTCGTGTACGCCGCGGAGTTGTACCAGTCCCAGATCTTCTGCAGGTGCTCGGGCGAGCTCGCCTCCTCGGCGTTCTTGATCGGGTCGTCGACCACCAGCACGTGCGCGCCCTTCCCGGTGATGGATCCGCCCACGCCCGCGGCGAAGTAGCCGCCGCCACCCACTCCGGTGGGCGAGAGCAGCTTCCACGCCTCCGCCGACTGCGACTCGGGGTCGAGCCTCGTGTTCGGGAAGAGCTTCGCGTACCTGTCCGAGCGTAGCACCGCGCGCACCTCGCGCGAGAACTCGATCGCGAGGCTGACGTTGTACGAGCAGGCCATCACCTCGTGCTGCGGGAAGTGCCCCATGTGCCACGCCGGGAACAGCTTGGACGCGATCTGGCTCTTGCCGTGTCGCGGGGGCATCAGGATCATCAGCCGCGGGCTCTTGCCCTCCTCCACCTCCCTGCTGAATCGCTCCAGCCGCGCGCAGATGTCGTGGTGCACCCAACCGGCCTTGTACTTCGGGTGAAACGCCTGCACGAACTCGATCAGGCGACGGCGCTCGAGCGTTCGCTGGGCCAGCTCCTTCGTTGCGGCGTCGACCTCGCGCGTGCTCTCGCGCTTCGGGATGGCGGCCTGGGCCTTCGCACGCTTGATTCGGCGCTTGCGGTTGATCTCGCGCTTCTTGAACCGCGCCTTGGCGATCTTCTTGAGCTCCTCGCGGAGCAGTTTCTCCTGCCGGTGGCGCTCTACCTTGAGCTCGAGCGGCTCCCTGACGGCCGGCTTCTCGAATCCACCCGCGCGGAGGCGGATGCACGTGCGGCAGTCCTCCGCGAGGTTGTAGAAGCTGACCTCAGGCTCGCTTTTCCTGCAGCTGGGGCACTGTCTCGGCTTCTTCGGCGTCGGTGACGCGTCTTGAGATGCCATCAATCACCCTCCCGTGCGCGAGCTCGCGCAGTTCGTCGTCCGTCAGGTCCTCGAGGGCCCGCTTGAGGTCCCCCTTGTTGATGCCCTTCTCGATCTTCTTCACCTCGGGGGCGTAGAATCCGAGCATTCGGCCCAGCTCGCGATAGGCTGCGACCATCGAGGGCAGCTCGCCGATCAGTTTTGCCAATTGGGCCGCGTCGATCAGCCCTCGAACGACGTCCTCCTTCGTGATGCCGGCGTTCGTGGCGGCCTCCTGGCGCAGCCGCGCGAGCTCGGCGGCCACTTTCTCGCCGCTTTCGACGTGATCGCCGGACTTCTCCGTGTCTGAGTACCCCGCCATGATCGCCGACTCCCTCCGTGGGACGCCTTTTGCGCGGAGTTCGACGAATTTGCGCTGGCGGGCATCGAGTTTTTGGGCCATACCTAAGTATATGACACCTAAAAAATTTTTTCAAGGCGACGGGGTATGGTACCTACTGCAGCCAGCACGCACCTGCGTGTTTCCAGCCGCAAAAAGGGGCCCCAATCGTGTGCGAAAAAGCACACAATTCGAGGATTTTGGCGTACGAACGAGGCCGAGTAGGTTCCCTCCCCCGGTGGCGAGGCTCCGAGCCACCCCGACTTCGGATTCGGATTTCAGCCCAGCGAAAAAGCATGCTTTGCGGCCCAGCTGCGCGGCCGCAAAGCACCTCGAGCTTCGCTCGACGTTCGTCGAGCTCCGCCCTCGGCAGCTGCGCGCTTCGCGCGCCGCAGCTGCGCACGACGCAGCTCGGCTCCTCCGTCGCCTCGCTGCTGGCAGCTCGGCTCCTTCGTCGCCTCGCTGCTGGCAGCTCGGCTCCTTCGTCGCCTCGCTGCTGGCGCTCGCAAGCTCGCGCCCTGTCCTCGGTCTCTGAGCACGTTGGCTGGTTGCAGCAGCGTGCTCTGGCGCTCTGGGACCCTGCCCCCCAGTGCATAACCAGCAGCTATCGGGCAGACGTTGCTGATAGACCGAAGGAGATTGACATGAGCAAGCGCATCCGCAAGACGAAGTCGGAAGTCAAGGTCGCCGACCTGCCGGAGTTCAACTGCCGCGGCGTGCTGAACGTCAAGGCGCTGCCCTACGGCCGGCGCGCGCTGTCCGGCGCGCTCGAGAACTCGAGCGGCGTCACGACGTTCATCGAGTCCACCACGATGGAGCCCGGCGCGAAGCAGGTCGAGTGCCGTCTCGTCCTGCAGGGCCCCGAGCGCCTGGTGATCGGCACGCTGGTGCTCCCCACCGGCATCGCCGACACCGAACGCAACGCCGTGCTCGAGGTCGAGGGCCGACGCTACCGCGTCCGCGCCCGCTGGCAGTCGTTCGAGCGCACCGCGCCCGACGGCACCAAGCAGCCCGTGCGTCGCTTCCGGCTTGGCTCGGCCACCGAGCGGCCGATCGTGTAGGTGCAGCACCCCCGGAGGCATGTGCCTCCGGGGGAACTTCACTCAGGAGCATGACATGTTCGAGACCCAGAAGCAGCGGGCGCAGAAGGCGCTCGAGGAAGTCCAGGCGCTCGCCGAGCGCGGTCGCATCCAGGCCGAGGCCCTCGGCCACCGCGCGGGCGAGTTCGTGCGCGACCACGAGGACCAGATCGAGATGGCCGCGGGGGGTGCCGCGTATGTCATCGGCGCCGTCGCCGTGACCAAGGCCACCACCGTGGTCTCCGTGATCGGCGCGGGCACCGTGTGTCTCGTCGGTGCGTTCTACTTCGGGCGTGGCTTCGCGCGCACGCTCATGGCGAAGGAGAACGCCTCGTGAACTGGAAGATCCCGCACGAAGTCCAGGAGTTCCTGCGGCACACCGAGACCCTCGAGTCGGACGATGCGCCGATCGTCGCAATACGCGTCACCGCGAGGCAGCGCGATACGACGTACAACGCGAACATCGAGCTGCCGCTGAAGAAGGCCGAGTAGCACCGTCAACCCCTCCGGGGCTGCAGGGCCCCGGAGGATCACCCGTAGGAGCCTGCCATGATCGAAAGCGTTCTGACGTTCGGAGTCGTGATATTCGGGGGCCTCGCCCTCATCTTTGCGAAGCTGCCGCGCAGCACCCGCCTGTGGCTCTTGGGCCACGCGCTGATGCTGGACGTGACGGTGACGCTCCTCGCCCTGGCGATCCACTGGGGCACCGTGACCGGCCTGATGGCAGCCGCCATGGCCGGCCTGATGTGCTCGCTCGCCACGAGCGCCGCCAGGAAGCTGTGGGGCTACCGCGTGCGCGGTCGCCTGGTGCCGGGAGTGCTGTCGTGACGGACGACGAGAAAGCCAAGCTCTACCCTCTCGCCGAGAGGACCATCGAGGTGCAAGCCATGGCCATCGAGCGACTGACCGAGCGGCTGCGCGTCCTGCAGAACGCCGTACAGTACGCGGTAAACCGGCTCGACCACGACCCCGCGGGCCCGCAGCAGCCGCAGGTCTCTGGCGACCTGGCCATTGCACTGGCCTATTCGAGGGGACCCAAATAAGTAGCACCCCAGGCCATTCGGCCTGGGAGAACCAGGACAACATGGGGTAAAGCCATGAAACGAATGACGCTGACCGAGTTCTGCCTGGTGATGGCAGAGAACATGGAGCAGGCGGAGAGCATGCCGGACCTGGACTTTAGCGAGGCGAGGTTTATCTGCCTAGGGCTGTGCAGCGTGGCCAGACAGGCTCGCGACAACAAGCTCATAACCGAGGAGCAGAAGCAGCAGTTCATCCACTTGCTGGACGCGCTGTATCAGAAGTCCGAGTCAGGCGCGTACTACTGGAGACCCGGACTCTGGCAGCCCCGCGTCCGCGCGCTGCGCAGAATGGCCGAGTACTTCGCGAAGGAGGGACAATGAAGAGCAGTTCGTGGAAGACGAGCGCTCGCAAGCTCGCGCTCTGTCCTCGCTCGCTGAAAGGAGAATTGAGATGACGAAGATCCTGGAGTTTCAAGGCCCGTGGCGGTTCCTGAGCAACTTCTGGCCGTGCGAGCTGCACTACAGCGGTACGACATGGCCGAGCGCGGAGCACGCGTACCAGGCGGCGAAGACCCGACTGCCGCATCAGAAGGAGCTCATTCGAGCGGCTCCCAGCCCCGCTGTGGCGAAGCGCCTTGGCCGCCGCATACCGCACAGCGCAATGCATGCGGACTGGGAGCACATCAAGCTCACGGTCATGAGCAACATCGTGCACGCCAAGTTCGAGGACCCCGAGCTGCGCAAGGCCCTGCTCGAAACCGGCGACGCGATACTCGAGGAGGGCAACTGGTGGGGAGACACGTTCTGGGGCGTCAGCCCCGCGGGCTCTGGCGTCGGACGCAATTACCTCGGGCACATCCTGATGCAGGTAAGAGAGGAGCTGCGCAGTGGCCTTTGACTCCGTACTACTGGTGAGGAAGCGGGAGCATCGGCCCAACGGAAGCGACATGGCCGTCAAAGGCAGCCCCATATGCTACGCACTCGATCCGAATAAAGGATTCGCATGCACGCGACCTCAGGGGCACACCGGTCCGCACCGTGCGCGCTTTTACGACGGCCGACTGTGCTGCCCCCCGTGGAGAGACCAATGAGCGAGCCAAAGGTAGTGAACCTCAGGGCCGAGCCGCACGAGCTGTACATCGGCAGGGCACCAGGGCGACGTGGGGTCTTCGGCAACCCGTTCATGATGGGCAAGCACGGCACGCGCGAGGAGGTCATCGAGCAGTACGAGCAGTGGCTGCGCGGCCCCGAGGCACAGCTCGTACGCGAGGCGATACGTCGCATACCGCCCGGCACACGGCTGGGGTGCTTCTGCAAGCCCCAGGCGTGCCACGGCGACGTCATCGTGAAGATCTGGAAGGAGATGAACGGATGACCCCCGCACCCGGCGAGCACTGGATCACCACGCAGAAGCTCGGCGGGCGGCGGAGAACATGAACAACGGGGCAACAGACCAGAAGGCTGGCCCGTCAACCTCAGGCGCATGTACTGAGCGGGTGACGGGTGCCCCACCTATCAGTAGTCGCGATGACTAGAGAGGTTCGCAATGAGCGATAAGCCCACTACCCCAAACGATGCAATCAGGATTGCCCACATCCTGCGGACTGGAAGTTCTGTCTGCCCGAAGTGCGGCAAGGGCTTGGAATCGGAGGGCGGCAGTGTGGTGCCCGCCGGATCGTGGGAGGACGGGCCTCTCTACTGGCTCTGCGAGGACGACGGTGAGCAGTGGGGCCACGCATGAAGCGATCCACTGCGAGTAACTGGACACTGTTGCTGCTGGCGATCTTGTTGGTCGGGTGCGGCGACGACACGGCAAGGCTCAAGGCC